TTGAGGCTTGGGTGGAAACCATAGAGGAAGTCAGTTCCGACCCAAAAGCTTCGTAGGGCTGGGCGAAGATTCCTACCACTGGCGAATCGCATGGATCGCCGTAGAAACGGGAATCAGCCCGCTCGACCTAATGCAGCTTGACTCCAGAATGTTTTGGACTCTAAGTAGATACCTAGAGTTCAAGGCTCAGCGCCAACACCGTAAGCGGTAAACTTATAGGCGAGGAGCGTGCGGATGATTACCCCAACAGTAAACGCGGAGAAAATCCGCGATGCAGTCAAAGAACTTCGCAACGTAGACCCTAACCTCGTCAAAGAACTTCGTAAAGAACTACGCTCAAAAATCTCACCGCTTGCCAGGCAGGTCGCAGACAACGTGCCAACCGATCCTCCGCTCTCAGGATTTGGCAACACTGGCTCGACCGGCTGGTCAGACGTAGTGCCAAAGATTTCCTTTACGCCAGGTCGCTCACGCAAGACCGGTAATCACCTAGTCTCGATTCGTATTCAGCCACGTGCAGCCAAGCGCGGTCTATACATTGCCGAGCTAGGTGGCTCAAGAAGTCGCGGTGCAAGCAACCGAGGCCGAGCCATGATTCGCAACCTGAATTCGCGTTATCCAATGAAGGGACGCGGTGGACGCTTTGCCTACACTAAGTTCCGTCTGCTACGACCCGATGCCGTAAACCTAGCCAAAGATGCGCTCAATCGTTACGTGACGCAAGTAAATAGAAAGCTGAAGTTCTAATGGCTATCAATCTCCCCATAGTCTCCAAGTTCTCCGATGCCGGAGTAAAGGCTGCCGAGTCGAGCCTAAAGAAGTTTAGCCAGTTCGCTAAGCAATCGGCCGTCGCTGCTACCGCTGCTATTGCTGGAATCGCAACCGTCTCGATCCGCGAGTTTGGAAACTTTGACTCTGCTCTACAGCAATCCGTTTCGATTATGGGCGACGTGTCAGATGCCCTCAGAAACGACATGGCAGAGGCAGCTAGGGAAGTTGCCAAGACAACCACGTTCTCCGCTGAGCAGGCCGCTGAGAGCTTCTACTTCCTAGCGAGCGCCGGTTTAGATGCAACCGCTTCGATTACCGCTATGCCAAAGGTTGCTCAGTTTGCTCAAGCGGGTATGTTCGACATGGCCCGCGCTACCGACTTGCTGACCGACGCGCAGTCTGCTCTAGGACTTACAATCCGCGACGATGCGATTGCGAACATGGAGGAAATGGTAAGAGTTTCCGACGTGCTAGTTCGCGCTAACACTTTGGCTAACGCTTCAGTCGAGCAGTTCTCCGTCGCACTTACTACCAAATCAGGTGCTGCCTTGCGTTCCTTGAATAAGGACATGGAGGAAGGTGTCGCCGTCCTTGCTGCATTCGCTGATCAGGGTATTAAGGGTGAGCTAGCCGGAACCCAGTTGTCAATCGTCCTCCGTGACTTGACGACAAAGGCAATCAAGAACAAAGCCGAGTTCGAGGCTATGGGCTTGCAGGTATTTGATACCGAAGGCAACATGAGAAACCTCGGTGACATTATTGCCAACCTGGAGGACGTGCTCGTTGGCATGAGCGACGAGACACAAAAGGCTACGCTTCTACAGGCAGGATTCTCTGACAAGTCGCTAGCTTCCATCCAGGCATTGCTCGGAACCTCAGACGCAATCAAGCGTTACGAAACAGAGCTACGCGCTGCTAGCGGAACAACTGACGACATTGCTAATAAGCAACTTGAGTCATTCAACGCGCAGATGGACTTGCTCAAGTCTCGACTGCTGGACGTGGCCATCGAAATAGGTGGACAACTTGCACCTCGCCTACTGGACTTGCTCGATCGCCTTTCTCCAATTATTGACGAGGCAGCGCCGATGTTGCTTAGGTTGTTTGACAACATCAACGCAATCTTCAAAGAAAACTACGATCGACTCTCACCGCTTGTCGAGGACGCATTGCCTAAGTTCCAGACGTTGTTCGAGGACTTGCGTAAACCAATCGGGCAAGTGTTGGAGTTCCTAAGAATCCTCGGTGAGACAGTGCTCAACACTGTTATCAAGCTAGTGACAAATGCAAGCTTCCTCGCGGCCCTAAGTTCTATCGGTAAGTCCTTCGGCATCATTGCAGAACAAATTGGCATTGTTCTAAAGTCGCCTATCGTGCAGTTCTTGCTCGACCTCACAAGCGGAATCATCATCACCGGACTAAACGTTTTGGCGGCTGCACTGGAAGCAGTGGCTAACGTATTCCAACGAGTCATAGACGTAATCAAGGCATTCAACCGCACTAGCGTCGCACCTAAGACACTGCCAGGTGGCGGCATGACTTCGGTGTCAGGCTTTGAAATAAATCGCGGTACACAAACTTACGTGCCAGGCTTTGCCGAAGGTGGCATCGTTCTACCAACGCCAGGCGGAACACTTGCAATCATCGGTGAGGCTGGACAAAGCGAAGCCGTCATCCCGCTAGACCGATTAGACGCAATGATGGGACGCGGAGGTGGAAACATCTCTATAACGGTAAACGCCGGCATGGGAACAGACGGTCAGGATGTTGGCCGAAAGATTGTAGACGAAATCATTAGATACGAGCGTGCTAGCGGCCGAGTCTTTGCGAGGGCGTAATGGCCACTAACAAAGTCGAAATCGGGTTTGACTTCTCTGAGCAGGCAGGCGCAGAGTTCGCAAAGCTAGATGATGCATTCTATGGAATCCTTGACGCACCGCAGACAATCCTCGGTGGCGCAATCTACCAAGACGTAACTCCGAAGGTAGTCCAATACTCAATAAGCCGAGGCAAGTCGCGCCAGCTCGATCGCTTCCAAGCCGGCAAGGTAGACGTAACCCTAGACAACAACGACCGCATCTTCGATCCGCTTTACTTGACCAGTCCTTATGCTGGGCAGATTATCCCTAAGCGTTCGGTGCGCGTCACCTCGAACGACGTAATCCAAGCCGAGACAGTCATCGACGACTGGGACTTGAGCTACGAGCCATCGGGTAACAGCTACGCCATAATCAAATCCTCAGACGCTTTCGCGCAGTTCGCTAACCAATCCCTATCGGGAGGCACAGCAACCGCTCAGCAAACGGGTGAACGCGTTACAGCAATACTGCAGAACTCAGGCGTGCAATGGCCCTTAGACCGCATCGACGCTGAGACTGGCCAGCAAGCACTACAGGCTGACGTAATCGAAGATGGGACAAACGCACTCAGTTACCTACAGATAGTTACGGAATCCGAGCCAGGACTTTTGTTTGTGTCAAAGAGCGGAGACGTTAGATTCCTTGATCGCAACGCCGAAAGTGCAGGTACACCAATTATCTTTACTGACGATGGCACTGGCATTCCTTATCAAAACCTTTCAGTTGTCTATGGTGCTGAGCTTCTCTACAACGAAGTGGTAGTTACACGCGATAACGGTGGTACAGCGACAGCATCCGACATTACAAGTCAAAACCAATACGGAATCCAAAACCTAACGCGCTCTAACCTTCCGCTAGACAATGACACCTCGGCGCAGAATCTTGCTGACTATCTAATTACGCAATACAGCGAACCCGAGTATCGCTTCGAGGCCATTGAGATTGAGATAATCGACCTCGACGATGCGACACAAACCTCTATCCTTGACCTTGAGCTAGGCGACTTCGTGAGGGTAAAGTTCACGCCTAATAACGTTCCTCCGCAGATAGATAGATACGCGGAAGTAATTAGAATCGCACAGAGAGTCACTGAGACTTCACACAAAGTGACGCTAGGTCTTGGCTCCACCGACGGGGAGTTCTGGAGACTATCAGACTTGGTATTCGGTAGACTAGGTAACGCACTAGCGTATTAGGGAGAATCGTGAGCTGGAAAGAATGGGCAACCGCTGAAGTCGTGACGGCTGGCGAGTTTCAGTCCTACGTCCAAGACCAAGTGGTGCAAGTTTATGCCGATAGCGGCGCTCGCGGATCGGCACTCGGAACGGCAGTCTCCGACGGTATGGTTTCGTACCTTGAGGACACCAACTCGGTAGAGGTTTACTACTCCGCAGCTTGGAACTCGATTTCAAACCCTGGCGACATCACCGCAGTCACCGCAGGTACAGGATTGACTGGCGGAGGAACAACCGGAGCCGTCACACTAAACGCCGACTACACGGCAATCGGTTCGGCCGTAAACATCTCACTTGCTCAAGTGACAGACGTAACCGCTTCGGCATCTGAGGTAAACATCCTCGACGGCGTAACAGCTACGAGCACCGAACTAAACATTCTTAGCGGAGGAACAGTAACAACCTCAGAGCTAAATTACCTCGGCGGAGTTAGCTCGGACATTCAGACTCAGCTCGATGGCAAGGTTTCAGAAACTAATGGCCAGGTGACAACCGCAGCCGCAGGATCAGGCGTAGTGCGAAACATCTATCTCTCGACTTCAGCGCCTAGCGGTGGTTCCGATGGAGATGTTTGGCTAGTTTACACACCATAAGGGGATAGCGTGACTGCGCACACAAAGATAAGCGGTAGCTGGAAGGACGTAGATTCTTTACACGTCAAAGTTTCTGGTGCTTGGAAAGACGTAGATTCAGGTCACGTCAAAATCTCTGGAGTCTGGAAAGAGTTTTTCACTTCTAAATCGCCAACGTTTACAACTGACTTCCTAACTATTGCCGGTGGTGGTGGCGGTGGTGGCGGCGGTACTGGCTCGTCTAACGGCGCGGGTGGTGGTGGAGCTGGAGGCTACAGAACTTCAGCAGGAACTTCAGGCGGAGGCGCAAGCGCAGAGTCATCCCTTACCCTTTCAATTTCAACTAGCTACACCGTTACGGTCGGAGCCGGTGGTGCTGGAGTCTCTGGCAACGTCACTGGCACGACGG